CTACCCGGAGCCTGTGCCGCCGGACGGCCAGTCCGACGTCATGGACCCGAACGCGGCCAGCGCGCCGGTAACGCTGCGGCGGTGGCCCGGCATCACGAACCTCGCCTCCACCAACACGGTCGGCGACACGGTGCGCGGGATGTGGGAGATGATGGGCGTGCAGTACGCCGTCATCGGCGCGAACTTTTATTCGGTCAGCATGACCGGGATCTTAACGAAGCTGAACGGGGCCACCCCGATCACCGGCACCGGCTTCGTGCGGATGTCAGACAATCAGGCGTGTCTTGTGATCCTGCAGCCGGGGACCACCAACTGCTGGACCTACTGCCCGAACGGCGCCGGCTTCCAGCTGCTGACGTCGGCGTTCTTCCAGGCCCTCGGCGGCGCCATCGATGTGTGGTACCTCGACACGTTCATGGTGTTCTTGGCGAACAACAACGGCGGCAACGGCAGCTACACGTTCTTCAACGACGACGGCAAGCAGGTGAGCGGTAACAACCAGATCACCTTCACGACCGCCGCCAGCTTCAGCCGCCAATTCGGTACGGACCCGTTCTACGCGATGGCCATCGACCACCGGCAGGGGCTGTTCTTCGGCTCGCGCACGACGGAAGGTTTCGTGAACACCGGCAACGCGACCGGGTCGCCGTTCTCGGCCGCGTCGGATACGTTCATGCCGCTCGGCGTGCACCCGCAGTGCCAGTTCAGCGCCGTCCTGCAAGACAACACCGTGTTTTGGGTGGCGAACGACCTCTCGGTCCGCCGCCGCGAGGGCCAGACCCCGCTGCGGGTATCGAACCCCGGCATCGAGTTGGTGCTGCAGGAGGCCCAGCAGGCCGGCCAGCTTACCGGCACCTATGCCTTGGCGCCGGTGTGGCATGGGCACCCGATGCTGGTGATCACGGTCCCGCTCGCGGCGCGCAGCCTCGTGTACGACTGCGTGACCCAACAGTGGTGGGAGCTGTCGTCCATCGTTAGCGGCCAGGACGTCCAGTGGCGCCCGCTGAGTTGGTACAACGGCTTCGGACGGCAGCTGGTGGGCGACGGACTCAGCGGCACCATCGGCTTCTTGGACCCGACCGTCAACACGGAGTACGGTTCCGCGAACCCGACGTTGTGCCAGATGATCCTGCAGCCGATCTACAACCAGAACAAGCGCGTGATTGTGCGCCGCATAGAGGCGGTAATCACGGTGGGCCAGGGCACCGTCAACGCCTACGCCCCGAAGGTGACGCTGCTATTGTCGGACAACTGGGGCACGACCTTCTACCCGGTAGGCGATGAGGACCAGACGCTCGGTATGCCGGGCGACACCGACGACCGCGCTTTCTGGCTCAACCAGGGAGCGCACCGGTCTCTGGTGGCGATGCTGCGGGTCACGGACTCGTCGCCGCTCTTCACGGTGGACGTCAACGCTGACATAGAGCTGTGTAGCTCGTGACCGCGCTGCCAAGTAAACCGGGCATCACTGGCGCGAGCACGCTCGCGATCCCGAAGAACTGGGACCCGCACTGGTTCCGCGACTTCATCATCAACCAGCTGAAGGGCGCGGACGTACGGAACGCGGTCGGCGCGAACGGAATCGTGGTCAGCGGCAACATCTCAACCCCGTACGCTACGATCTCGATTGGCTCTGGCGGCCTTTCTCTCAGTGTCAATGTGAACGGAACCTTCGAGCCGCTCTTTGCGAGTAACAGTAGCGCGGGCGCGGCCGCCACGAACCAGATTCAGTTATCGAACAATGCCGGCGACAGCATCTTCTTGGGTATAGCTGGCTCCGGCAACACCGGCGTACAGTGGAGCGGCGGCCCCACCGGCGAGCAGATGTTTGTCGGCGGCAACGGCGGCCCACTCACCTTCGCCACCAACAATACGTATCGCGGGCAGATAAATAGCTCCGGGTGGGTTATAGCCACGCCGACCGTCGTGCCAACGGGCAACAACGGCGCGCTTACCGTCAACGGCATCAGCGGCAATTACACGGCGAGCCTTTTCGGCGGCAGCACAACCGGCAGCTCCTTCGGACTGAACATACAGGCCGGAACCAATGCGTCAGACATCTGCGCCATCTTCAGGAATCAGGGGAACACCCAAAATTTCTTTGAGATCACCGGCGCGGGCGTCGTCACGGTGACCGGGGGCGCCACGCTGTTGGCTACTTTCAGCACGCTCACGAACGGCGCTGGCGCCTCCGCGGGCACGCTTACCAACGCTCCTAGCGCGGGCAACCCGACCAAGTGGATCGCCATCAACGACAACGGCACCACTCGGCGCATCCCGGCATGGTGACGCAGTGACAATACTCTCGTGGACCTTGGCCGCGCCCGCGCCAGCTACAGGGTACTGGACACTCAGCATCGACAGCGTGTCGAACTATGACCTGCCGCTGATCACACCCTACACCGGCGCCGGCGCCTATAGCTGTGATCTGACCAAGGTGCCGGTGCTACGGGACGGTAACCCGCATCAAATCGGCGTCGTACTTGTGGTGAGCGGAACATTTAGCCCAGTTTCTGCGACCGTGGCGGTGACTCTGCCCTTTGTCGCGCCCGTAGCTGTATTGCCCCCGGCCCCGGTGCCTGTCACCGCCGTCGCGAGCGCTGTAGCAGTAGCCGCGACCGCGGTTCCAACTATCTAAGGTGAGGAGAGGAAACATGACTGAGATTACTGATGCGATCAAGCAAGCGATTGAATCCGCGAACCCCGGCGTGAAGGTAGATCTTACGCAGGCGCCACCGGCGCCCGTAACGCCTGTCGTGCCGCCACACGTCGCCGCCAACATCTGCAAGATGCTGGAGCGCGTACAGGTGACAGGCGTCGAGTCGGTTGCATGGGTCGAGGCGTACCAGACCATGCGGCAGTTCGTTCCGCAAGGTCCCGGCGTCCCGTTCGTGCCGCACGGCTAAGGATACAACATGTCATTGAAGTGGACCATGGAATCGGTGTGGGCGGCAGTCGCGGTGGCCGTAACTACCTGCGGCGGTCTGTACTCCACCAGCTACCATTGGGGTAAAGCGGCCGAACAAATTACGGCGGTCCAGTCGCACCAGGCTGATCAAGACAAAAATATTGATGCGAACCGCTCCGCGCTTGAGGCGCAGAAACTGCTGGACGCGGCCGTCTCCCAGAAGCTGGATGACATGGGCCATCAGCTCGACCGCATCGAGAAGAAGTTGTGAGCATCACAGACGCGACAGTCCTTGACCCGCGCATTGATCGACGCCTCGCGGTTGACATCGATGCCGCCGAATCCGACGTGCTCACGGCCTACTGGGACCCCATCGGCAAGGTGTGGACCTGCGGACGCGGGCACGTCATGCCGCCTCCCGCGCCACCGGCCACGTGGGCCGGGTTCTCCGTCATCCAGTCCACCTCTGACCGGTGGTTCAACACCGACATCGTGAACGCGATGGTGCTCGCGCAGAAGTGGCCGGAGTACGAGAAGTGCGACACCGCCTGCCGGAAGAACGCCCTCATCGAGATCGCGTTCAACCTGGGCGGCAGGTGGGCGGGGTTCCATCACGCCCGCGCCGCGGCGCTCGCGCAGGACTGGCAGGGCGTCCACGACAACCTGCTCTGGGACGCGCCCGGCGTGAAGACCGCGTGGTACGCCGAAGTGAAGGGACGCGCGGAGCGGCTCGCGAACTATTTTCTAACAGGTGAGTACCCATGCCAATCTGGAACCTAATCGCCGGGCCCGTGCTCGGCATCCTCGGTAAGCTGATACCCGACAAGGCCGCCGCCGCCGCCGCGCAGGCGCAACTGCAGCTGCTGGTCACGCAGGGCGCGCTCTCTGAAGAGTTGGCGCAGCTGCAGGCGGTCACGACCGCGCAATCGGACATCAACAAGGTTGAGGCCGCCAGCTCGTCGCTCTTCGTAGCGGGCTGGCGCCCGTACGTCGGCTGGATCTGCGGCACCGCACTCGGGATGGACTGCATAGTCCGTCCGCTCGTCAACTGGACCGCCGCGCTCTGCGGTCACCCGGTTGACTTTCCGACTCTTAATGATCCGATCCTGAAGTCAACACTCGCCGGTATGCTGGGCCTCGGCTTTGGCCTTCGCACCTTCGAGAAGTCGCAGGGGATCGCAGGGAACCACTGATGTTACCCGGTAGCCTCTCAAACTCCATGGGCATGTACGGCGCCTCCGCCGTACGACCACCGTCAACTGGGATAGCCGCGCCGGCTACGTCGGTGGGCGGACCTAACAATCCGGGCGCGGCCTTCAGCGGCCTTAGCTCGTTGGGCGGCGGCGCGAACCCACAACTCGGCAACCTCGGCAACCTCGGCATCGCGGGGTTCATGCAGCCGTCACACGCCGGCGTAGGCCAGATGGCACCATCGATGCACGCGTCTGGTCTACCGAACCAACCGCCGGCGGGCATCCACCCTCAGCTCTGGCAGTCGGTGCTGCAGCACCTAGGTCAGACAAACTTCGGCCAGCAACCAGGCCGCATGCAGCGGCCAACGGCCCAGCCGTTGCCGGGTAATATCGATGCGCACGCATGGGGCGGCCCGATAGCCGGGCCCGGAGCAATGTACTAATGGACCCGACCACCGCCGGACAACTCGGCAACCTCGGCGCGTCGCTGCTCGGCACCGGCGCGCAGATGTACGGCCAGCAGAACGCCGCGGAGGCGGTCTCGAAGGCCAACAACGCCGCGATCACGAACCAGAACACGGCGCTCGGCAACATCGGCAACATCTACCAGCCGTACACAACCGGCGGCGCGAACGCGCAGACCGCGCTCGGCACCGCGCTCGGCACGAACGGTAAGCCGGCGGACTACTCCGGCTTCGAGCACATGCCCGGCTACGACTTCGCGGTCCAGCAGGGCACGCAGGCGATCCAGCGTCAGGCGGCCGCGAGCGGCAACGCCTACACACCTAACACCCAGGCGGCCATCGGTCAGTACGTGACCGGCACCGCGATGCAGGACTACAACACCTACATCCAGCAGCTGCAGGCGCAGGCCGGTATGGGCGCGACCGCCGCGAACTCTCTCGGCAACATCACCTACAACACCGGCGCCAACACCTCGCAGCTCATGTCCAACACCGGCCAATCACAGGCCGGTATGTACACTGGTATGGGTCAGACCGCGAGCACGGCGCTCGGCGGCTACGGCAACCTACCCCCAGGACTCGCCGCGCTGCTCGGCGGCAGTGGAGCTGGCGGCGGAGCTGGCGGCCTCGGCGCAATGTTTGGCAAGGGACTCAGCTACATGTTCGGTAACGGCGACATCGCCTCCAATAACCCGCAAGGCGACCCGAACGCCGGCTACGCGCTCCCGACGTCTCCTGACTACGGAAGTATGACGCAGCCGATGCCGAACTTTGACGCCAGCACATCCGCTGATCTTTCGAACCTGACCTACTGAGCGCATCAATGCCTCAGATGATCGGCAGCGCTATCTCGGCCAACTCTGCCAATGACTGGCAGCGGTACGAGCCCGCGCCCGCACCGTCCGTCGGACCTAACCTCGGCAACATAGCCGGCGGCGTAGGGGCGCTCATCGGCGGTGGGGGTCCCGCGACCGCGGCCGCCCTCTACGCGTCGATGCAGGGTGGTGGCGGCAACATCGGTAACCTCTCGCGCGGCGTCGCTGATGCGAGCCTCGCCTACAGCGGCCTCAACCGGCTCACCGGCGGCGCGACCGCGAACGCCGGCGTCTCCGGCGGCCTCAGCACACTCGGCGGCGGCCTGCAGTTCCTCCAGGGGATCCAGCAGGGCGGCGTCCAGGGTTACGGCAGTGCCGCGGTCGGCGGCCTGCGCGCCGCGGCCGGCGTCGAGGGTATGCTCGGTAACTCCGGCGCAGCGGGCGCGCTCAGTGGCGCCGCCGGCTACGTCGCCGCGCCGCTCGCGCTATACAACGCGGTGGCGAACTATCAGTCCGGCGACACCGCCGGCGACACGATCCGTGGCGCCGAAGCTGGCGCGGCTATCGGCAGCATCGTCCCCGTCGTCGGCACGCTCATCGGCGGCGTGGTTGGCGGCGCGGTAGGCGCGATCTCTTCCGCGTTCGGTAACGGCAAGGTGGACCCGGAGACCAACAACTGGCAGTCGTTCATCAACGCGACCGGCGGAGCGAACGCGAACCAGGCACAGGTCAGCAAGGCGCTTCAGGGCGCGTCCCCCGCGCAAGCGTTCAACCTGCTGGCCGGTGTGATGGACATCAAGGACGGCAGGATCCCGATCACGAACGCGTTCGGCCAGAAGGGCGAGACCAACGTCCTGAACGGGATGACGCAGCAGGTCAACAGCGCGATCTCGTCCGGCAAGCTCTCGAAGAACGCTACGCCGCAGCAGATGTACAACCAGGTCGTGGCCCCGTGGCTCAACTCTAAGGGCGCGACCATCACGCCAAACACCGGCGGCCTGCAGCTCCAGAGCGTGCTCCAGAGCCTGCTCGGTAGCTGGCAGAGCGGCCAGCTAACAAACAAGACGGCGCTCACCTCTACAGGGTCAACCAACTCGTCGTTGCCGACGTTCGGCGGATAAGGTACAACACATGGCAGATATTGCTCCTCAGCCCTTCATCAACTACGGTCTGTCCCAGGCGCAGCAGGGGCAGGCGCAGTCGTCGGCTGCTCTCCAGGGGCAGCAGGCGCAGGGCGCCGCGATGACCAACCAGATCACGGCCGCGTCGATGCCCATGATCATGCAGGCCCTCGATGAGGCGAACTCGTCCAGCTCGACCGCGGCCCAGAGCGGCACGGCCCCCAGCTCCCGCGCGGTCAGCGCGCGTAACCGCAGCGGCGTGAACGGCCAAAGCTCGTCCGATGATGACACCGGCACCGGTCACGGGTACGACGGCGCGAGCATGGAGACCACACTACGCGATCAGAACTTCGTGCCGCCGTGGACGCAAGACGAACAGCAACAGCTGACGCAGTGGACGAAGTTGGCGGGATTGCCCGGCCCCGCCGGTGATATGGCTAAGGCGAGAGTAGCCGCGCTACAGGTGCGGCGTCAGGCACGCATGGAGAACGCTACCGCCCAGAACCAGAAAGCCATGGGCAACATGTACGACACGTGGGCCACGGCCTCGACTGCGCCCGATCCGCTGGTAGCGCTCGCGAGTGTGCCCGACGGGAAGGCGGTGGCATCACAGATCGCCATGCGCCACGGCGCTGACGAAGACGGCGCGCGCGCCGAAGCGAAGGCGTTCCTCGAACACGGCGCGGCCGTGTCGCACCTGTACTCCGGCCGCCCGACCCACGACGTCAACGGACAGCTCGTGGACGACAAGACCTCACAGAACGTGGTAGGCCAGAACCAGGTCTACCGCGGATCAACCGCGGAACAGCTCGGCGAGGACCGGAAGTTTGCCGTAGGGCAGGTCGATGTCCCGACCACGTCCGGCACGCCGATCAAGATGTCGCGGCTGGACGCGCCCGTAGAGAACGGCGGCGTTCGTGGCGCCCACGGCGAGAAGATCACGGCCGACCAGTACGCGCTCCAGCAGGACCAAGCGCGCCGCAAACTAACATCCGCCCAGCAGGCCGCTGACCCAGGCGGCGCGCCCGTGCAGCCGCCACCGTCACCGTCCGCCGCCCCGGCGGTGCCGCAGCAGCCTGGGACCGCGACCACGCCCGCGGTGCCGGCCTCTGGCTCAACGGCCGTTGGACCCGCCGGCAAGCAGGCGGCGCTCCAGGCCAAGCACGCCGCCGCGCAGACACCGCCTCCGGCCGAGCAGTACGGTACCGCGCCACCGGTGGGCACGCCGGAGTACGGCCAGCGCATGCAGGTCGCGCTCGCGAACGCGAAGCCCGCTGAGTACGGCCCGAAGAACACACAGACTAGGGTCGGGATGCCCGTCGCCGGACAGGCCGAAGGGATCAAGACGTTCCAGGCACAACAGAAGGAGCTGCGCGAGTACGGCTCTGAGTTGGCGACGTCCTCGGACCAGTCGCTACAGAACTTCAACGCCGCGAAGCGATTGCTCGCTGGCGACACCACGTTACCCATCACGGGCGCCATCGGCGCCGCGCTACAGAAGGCGTCGGCCGCGCTCGGCATCCTCGACACCAACTCCGCGCGCGTCCGCCAGGAGGCCGCGAAGTACCTGGTGCAGGGCGCGGTCTCGGGACTGAAAGAGACCTACGGCTCCCGCCCCGGTGTGTTCGATGTCAAGATCAACGTCGAGAAGGCGTTCCCCAGCCTCGAAGGGATGGGCATCAATGAGGTGCGCAACCTGGTTGACTCTCAGATCACGCAGGCGCAGTACCTGAAGGACACCTCCCAACGTGCGACACAGTACGCGGACCGCGGGTACGAGCCCGGCAACTTCAAGACATGGAACGCGCGCTTCTTCCCGCGCGCGAACATCGTGACGCCGGCAAATAACGGTCCGCCAACCATCACGAGCCAAAAGGATTACGACGCGCTTAAGCCGGGCGACGCCTACGTTGACTCGCAGGGTGCCTCCCACCACAAGGGCGGACGCTAATGGCGTGGTCACCGCCGGCCGCCGACCGCGACTGGACGCCGCCAGCCGCCGACCGCGACGACGCGGCCGACGTCACGACGCCGTCGGACGACGACTCGCCAGAGGCCGCCGAGGCTAAGGCCGCTATTTCCGGTGGGGACCTTTTGGGCAGCGTGGCCCGTGGGATAGCCGGCCAGACCTACGGTGCCCTCGCCATGGGCGGCAAGGCGCTCACCAACGCGCTCGGGGTCACCTCCGGCGACCCGATAGAGCAGTACCGCGCCGGCGCCGCCAGCGTACCGTCCGAACCGCTCACTCAGGGCGGCGCGGCAGCGGCCGGGGCCCTTGACCGCGGCATGGCCGCTGCGGACCGCCCCATCGAGCGCGCCGAAGACTACATCGACCCGACCGGCAACCTTAAGGCCACCGCCCAGGACGTCGCCGAGCGCGGCAACGCTGTCGCCGCCCTCACGGGCGTGGTACCGGGTGTCGGCGCCGTGGTGGACGCGGCCGGCGCCGCGCGCGGCGCGCTTCGGGCCCGCTCCGCCGTCAAGACCGCCACCGAGGCGTCCGCCGCGGCCGAGGCCGCCCCCGCAGCCGCCGCCAAGGCGCACCTGGAGGCCAAGGGCGTCCCGGTCAACGGGGTGCCGGTGGAGGGTGCCCCCGGCAAGAGCGTGCCCGCCACGAGCCAGCAGCTCAACCAAGGCTACAACCGCGCGGTGCTCGCGCACGTCGGCGAGACCGGCGAGACCGCGCACGATCCCCTCGCCACTCTTCCGGCGGCGCGCGAGCGCATCGTCGGCGTGATGGACGACGTCGGCGCGCGCACGAACCCGCAGCTCGACACGCAGGCGGCGGGCGATATACAGCGGGTCCAGCGTACGATCCCCGGCCGCATGTCCGATGAGGCGGCCGCCCCGATACACCACAACATCGAGACCCTGATCGACGCGGCCGCCAAGAACGACGGCCACATCCCCGGCCCCCTCCTCCAGGAGGTCAACACGAACCTCCGCTCGCTCGAAGCCAACCCCGCGCTCGCGGAGACCGCGTCCGACATGCACGAGGCGCTCGGGGATCTCGTGGGCCGCCACGCAGCCCCCGGAGACGTCGAGGCGCTCGCGACCGCGCGCAACCAGTACCGCGCGTTGAAGCAGATCGAGGGCTCGATCAATACGACCACGGGCGACATCGACCCGAAGAAGTTGATGACCAAGCTCAGCGCGAAGAAGAACCGAAACCAGTCACTCTACGGCGCGGGCGACCAAGGACTGATGCAGACCGCGCGCGCCGGCGCCCGCGTGCTGCCCGACATGCACAACGCGCTCGCGGACGCGAAGAGCGGGCAACTGAGCACCGCCGACCGCGTGCGGGTCAAGCTCGCCAACCTAGTCGAGGGCGGTACGCTCGGACTCGTCGGGGCGCACACCGGCGGCCTTGGGGGCGTGGCGGCGGCCGTCGGCATCGAAGGTAGCGGACTCGGCGGCCGGCTGCGCGCCGGCGTCGTACACGCCACCGGCGGCTCCTCGGCCGCGGCCGCGGTAGCGCGCGGCGATAGCCCGCTCGGCGCGCGCGTCGCCGGCGGCAAGATGCGCGGCGCGGTCGGAGACCTGAAACCCCCAAAAGCGGCGGCCGCCCCGGCGGCGAATCCGGGGGACGTCACCGCACGACACTGGACGAGGGTTGGGATTGATCCGAGCACGGGCGAGGTAAGCGACCGCGCCGCGTACGGGAAAGCGAAAGCAGACTACGCGGCCCACCGGGACACCGCCGGCGGCAAGATCATCAGCGCGGACACGGCCCGGGACCTGTCCCCCGACTACAACGCGTCCAAGGAGTCACGGGGCACCTTGGCCGCGGCCGTACACGAACCCTCGTCCGCGTTCGTGAAGCAGCTCTACAAGGATAAGCTGGCCGAGCCGGTACCGGCAGGCCAAGAGCGGCGCGTCCTGTTCACCGCGGGCGGTACCGGCGTGGGCAAGACCAGCGCCATCTCTGACGTACCGGCCCTCGCCGCGTTGCGCGACCGGGCGCACGTCGTCTACGACACGAACATGAACGGGCTCGAAAGCTCCCGGCAGAAGGTGCAGCAGGCGCTCGCGGCCGACCACGCAGTTGACATAGTGTACGTGGAGCGGGACCCTTACGACGCGTTCCGCAACGGCGCGCTCCCGCGGGCCGAGCGCCAGGGGCGCACGGTGCCGATACAGGCCCACATCGACACCCACTCGGGCGCGTACCCCACCGTACGGGCCCTAGAGCGCGAGCACAGCGCGGACGGTCGAGTTAACGTAATCAGGCTCGACAACTCGCACGGGAAGGGGAACGCGCGGGTCGTCCCCTCCCTTGACGCCTTCGCAAAAAACAATCATAATCCTGATGCGGCCACGTTGCGCCGCATAGCAAAGGACCAGCTAGACGCTGGAACTATATCGAGGAGAACCTATGACGGTACAACCCAAGACGTGCCAGTGCGGGGACCCGCACTGCGAGCGGCACCGGAAGGTCAAGCAGCAGTACCTGTCCCCGGCCTGCCTGAAGGAGCTGGGGGACAAGGCCCCGTGGGGCCTGCGGATGGCGGCCGCTATGGCGGACAACCTGAACCGCCTCAACACGGAGTCACCGGCAATCCGCAAGGCGCGGGAGGAGCGGGAGGAGCGGGCCATGCGGGCCTGGAAGGCCAAGCACCAGCACGGGTAGGGCCACTCGGCGAGCGCGTCTTCGGCGGCAAGCAGCGCGGCGCGGTAGGGAATCACTCCGGCGCGTTCAGTCGAGCCAACTCTGACATCACGGCAAGGAATCAGCGAGATGAAAATCAAAACGAACGTGCTGCGTAACGCACCCCTCTCCGCTTGGCTATCCGGCAAGTCAAAGGCGCCTATCCAGCCAAAGGCGCCCAAGAACGCGAAGTTGATCAAGACTCGCGCTGATCTCACCCCGTTCCAAGGGATTCGATAATGACCGTCATCTCGCAGCTCTTCTACGACCCGTCCGCTCGCCCTCTAAGCGGCGGCCTCCCGCTGCCGCTCGGGTACTACAACTTCTACGTGTCGAGCACGACCACCCCGACGCCCGTGTACCAGGACGCGGGCCTCACGACCCCGTTCCCGGCCACGACGCAGCCCATCGGCTCCGTCCCCGCCGGCAGCTACATGGTCCAAGCGGACGGCACCGGCACCTTCCCGCCGATCTACCTGAACCCCACGCTCATCTACCGGGTGCAGCTATACAACTCCAACGTCCAACTCCAGCGCGACGACGACCCAATCATCCCCGCGTTCCCCGTGACCGGCACCGGGCCGATCAGCTTCGACGCGCAGGGTGAGATGACGATCAACGCGCCGCTGCCCGGCGGGGTCGGCGTGACGCTGACGATTGCGCCGGCCGCGCTCCAAGCGCTCCTGCTCTCCGGGGTCGCCGCCGGCACGCCGGCGATGATCATCAACAACGCGATCTCGGTCGGCACACAGACCGCGACCTTCTCCGCCACCAACAAGCCCGGCTCCGGCACGACCGCGCCATCGAAGTGGCTCCCGATACAGTGCGACGGCTCGACCTACCTCTTGCCGCTGTGGCTATGAGATGGCGTTCCCGGTAGCACGAACAGGGCTCCTACAGGTCGGCGTACCGTACCGCGACCCGCACGTCAGCCTCGGGACGACCGGGGCCGGGTGGTCGGTGCTGTTCTTCACCTCCGCCTCCAACTTCGTGACCCCGGCGAACGTCTACCAGGACGCCGCCCTCGCCACCGCGTTCTCCCCTACCGGGCAGGTGACCGCGGACGCGAACGGGCTCTTCCCGCCGATCTACTTGGACACGTCCGTGAACTACGGCGTGCAGTTCGTCAACGCCGCCATGGTCGTGCAGCGCCAGTACGTGCAGCACCAAGGCTCGCTTGCCAGCACCGGTAACGACGCCTCCACTGGCGCGGGCCAAGGGCTCAACCTCTCCGCCTTCAACGAGTACAACCTGCGCACCGTCGCCGGCGGCTCGGGCGCTGCGCTCACGGTGAAGGCGCAGGCACCGGCCGGTATCCCGCTGCGCTTGACCGCCACGAGCCCCGGCGCTCCGGCGCTCGCTATCAACAACACGGTGACCACCGGCGCCCAGACCGCGACCTTCACTGCGACCAATAAGCCGGGCGCGGGGCAGGTCACGGTGCTGCTCACGGTCGCACCTCCGCCCGGCGCCGGCTACGTCGGCGGCACCCTCACGGCGAACTGGCCGTACGCGACGATGTCGGCGACCGCCACCGTGACCTTAAGCACCGGGCAGGTTATCAGCGGGGCCACGCTCACGAACGGCTCGACCACGTTCACGACCCCCAGCACCACCATCACCGGCGTACCCAACACCGCGATCTCTGTCAGCACCGGCATAGGGCCGGTGGCGTGGTTGTCGTTCTCCTGCGACGGCTCGATCTACTACACGCCGCTGTGGCGCCTGGACGACTTCTTGCCGTTCGGAACTGCCCTGATACCGGCGCAGGTGAACGGGCAGACGATCAGCGCGGCGACGGTCACGTTCAACGGCAACGGGTCCTCGTCCGTCACCGGCACGGGCGCGACGGTGGTGCCGTCGAGCTGGTACACGCCCAACCAGACCAACATCGGCTCCGGTTACTGGATCACGATCACCAAGACCGGCGGACTCGCCGGGCTAACCTTCAGCGCGGCCGCGAACACGAACATCACGAACGGCGGCCTGACCATCACCTCGAACGGCGCCGCGCAGATAACGGGCACCTACAACCTCTCGTCCAGCGTCACCGGCAGCCCAATCGTCGCCAGCGGCACGATCACGCTCGCCGGCGGCAACGGCGTGCAGCAGACCAGTTACAGCGGCCCTGCGAACCTTGTGCTCGGCGGCGACGGCACCGCGACGATAGGCGGCGGCGGCGCGGCGCCCAACTGGTTCCTGCCGACAACGGGCAACACCGGCAGCGGGTACTGGATCAACATCACGCGCACGGGCGGCTCGACCGGGACCAACTTCTCGGTGGCGCAAGGGTCGTGGGTAAACATCACCAACGGCGGCCTGACGATTGGCCTTACGGGCGGCGGCACCAACGCCAGCGGCACCTACCAGATCGCCACCAACTCAAGCGGCACGCAGCTCGTCGCCAACGGCACTATCGCGCTAACGCAGTCCTTTACCCCCGTCACCAACACCTACAATAGCGCGGGTACCTTCACCGAGACGATCCCGAACGGCGCTACCACGGTCGTTATCGAAGACTCGGGCAGCTCGGGAAACGGCGGCAACGGCGCCAACGGGAACAGCCCGCCGCACAATGACTGGGGCGGCGGAGGCGGCGCGAGCGGATCCTACTGCCGTACGTCGTTCAGCGTCGGCTCGCAGAACGGGAAGTCGTTCACGGTAGTCGTCGCCGCGGCTAGCTCGGGCGCGTCGTCCACGGTAACTCAGAACACGGTCACCGGCTTCGCCAAGATGACCTCACCGGGCGGCGTCGCGGGGTCCAACGCGACGTCTACGGGCGCCGGCAATGCGGGCGCGGGCGCGGCGGCACCGGCGATTGCAACCGGCGGCACCGCGCAGAACACCGCCGGCAACGCCGGAACAGCGGGCGGCCCGGGCAACGGCGGGACGGGCGGCTCGGCTATAGTTGGCGTCAACGAGACCGGGCCGAAGGGCGGCAACGGCGGCGACGGCTCAGGTAACGTGGGCCACACGAACGGCGGCGCCGGCAAGATCGTCTTCAAGTACACATAAAAAAGAGGGCCGCTCACAGCGGCCCCAAGTTTCTCCTCACCACGTCAGTCTACGACTCCGACCCCTGAGTCTTGACCGTCAGCCCCTCGCTGTACTGGTCCTGCAGCAGGCGAATGTTCTTCGCCGCCACCACGCCCGTGAGCTGCACACGGACAATCTCAACCCCCCACTTCCATCCCTGCTTGCGACACGCCGCCGACAGCGCCTCGCTGGTCTTGTTGTGCACGATGTCGTCCCAGGTCGCTTCGCTCAGCTCGGTCCCGATCACGCCCATGCAGCAGTCCGAGATCGCGTCCTTCAGCGAGCTGATCTCCAAGAGCGACTTGTGCAGGTCGTTTATGCGCCACGTGATCACGGCCTCAAACCCCGCGGTCCTGCCGTCCTTCGTGGTCGTGCTCATCGAGTGGATCCGCGCCGTGCGCGGCACCGTGTGCTCGGTGATGATGTGCTCGACCTTGAGCGGGATGATCCAATTGAAGCCCGGCTTCAGGTCGCGGTTGTAGATCCCCAGCCGCAGCACGAGGCCGCCCTCGTACGGGTGGACGATGGTCCAGCACTGGAACAGCTCCCCGAACTGGGAGATGAACTCAAACAGCCGCTCAAACACCGCAGCCGTCCACGCCGTGCATGATGCCGTGCGCTATGACGACCGGGCTCATGTCGCCCGCGCGCATATTGAACAGGCGTTTGCCGCACTTGCAGTGCACCTGGATCACGTCATCAGGCGCCGGCTGGCTCGGGTCGCGGGCACCGGTGGCGGGACCGGCGGCTGCCTCCGCCTCTATGGCGAGCTGCAGCTCGGCGAGGACACGCCATGCCGCCTTCGCGAGGTGGTACGCGCCATCCGTGTCCTTCACCTCACCGCGGCCGTGGTCCATCATGTGCCGGATAGCGGTGTTGGTCTGGTCCATGGACTTGCCGCGCGCCCAATGCAATTTCTCGCCGGGGTTGTGCTGCTTGTTCCCCAGCACGCTCACGGCCGCTACGGCCGCGATAGCGTCAGGGAAGTACATCAGCACGCCGTCGAAGATCGGCACCGCTTTGCGGCCTTCGTAATCAACCCCAAATGTTTTACTCATCGCGTGAACTCCTGGTGCAGGATGTCGGCCACCGTCCGCGTCGAGTACATGACCGGCGTGTCGATGTTGTCGTCCCAGCGCATGAAGCTAAACTTCTTCAGGAGGCCGAGCGTCGCCTCCAGCCTCGCGCCATCGGAATCCTCCCAACCGGGCAGGAAGATGATACCCGTGATCCCGCCGTCGGCGAGCACCTTCACGTCGCGCGACAGGAAGTCGCCCCACGTCTTCTTTGACTTTCGGTCCTCGACGGCGTCAAGCTCGGCCGGAGAGACAACGTCAAAGCCCTGTGCGCGCAACGACGTCGCCACCCGATTGAACATCGGGACGTTAGACTGCGGGAGACCAGACATCTTGCCTGAGAGGTACCACTTCCCTTCGGTGTACCACCTAGTTATTTCCATACAGATCCTCCTGTGCGGCGATAAGCCGCGACTGCACCACATCCAAAAGTACCTCAAGGAACTCCACGTACTCGTGAAGCTCCAGGGCGTCCGCCTCCACATCGATGAAGTTCCCCACCGACTCCACGGCCTCATACGCTGCTTTACTCATAGTGACTACTCCATCTCTCGTTTGTCGTAGGTCCCCAGCTTCGAGCGGTTCTGTATCCACTCTTGCTGCCGTATCCACAGCTTCTCTGTGGCCTTGATGTCCTGAATGTTGTATTTCTTCATCTCTACCCAGGCGGCGGGATTGTCCTTTAAGCACTCGACCCACAGCTCCATACCTGGGAACTTGCGGTGTTTGCTCTTGGGCGTATCGGTTAACTTCTCTGCCAACCACGCCAGCTTGTGCGATGTGGCGGCGAATAGCCGACGCGACGCGAGCAGCGTATCCGAGATCCGCACCGGATCGTACGGTGGGAATTTGTGGTACACTAACCGCCAGTTGATTTTCTTGACATCAAAACGGTTCCCGTTTTGTGCGATAACGTTTCTGGCCTTGTTCATCAGCGCCCACAGCCCCGGCATCAGGATACTGTCGTCGCGGACCTTGTCAACGCCGCGCCCGCCCGTATCCTGATAGAACACCTCGGGCTTGCCGACCCACTTCGCGGCGTAGCTCAGGATGCACCAGTCCTCAACGATACCGTCGGGGATGTTTACATTCTGTTTGAACGTACCCCATGTATACGACAGGATAGGGGCCGTCTCGATGTCGATGACAAGATCCCCTGGGAGTATTACCGGGCGCTTGAGGGGTGGGCGCGTTGCCTCGCCCAACCCTTCAGCGCCGCCCTTGCGTTTAGCCGGTCTCATTTCTGCACCTCGAACTTCTTCAGCTCATAACGCCCGTAGCGGGGGCGGTAGTCGCCTATTCCTACGAAGTTACCGCCGTTGGTGATCCACGTCTTCAGCATGGCCGGCGCGACCATCTCTTCCAAGATCGATACTTGAAAGCTGGTAGACCAGCCCTTGAAGAACGGGCGCACGCGCATCACCTTCGCCTGACCCACAACCACCGCGAGCCGCAGCTGGTGCTCCTCGCTGTCAAGGATCTGCGCGACGGTCATCGGGCCGCCGTCGTAGGCGAGGACGCCGTCCGTGTCCACGAACATGCCCGCAAGCGCCTGCTTGCCCTCTTTGGTCTTACGCGCGCCCTCGGAGATGTGCGCCTCCAGCACGCGCGTCGGGATGATCACGCGCTTCTTCGCGTCGAGGTAGAGGCCGGCCTCGCACTCGATGCGGCCCATCTCCAAGATGCCCTCGTCGGTCTTCTTGCGCTGCTTGTCGGAGGTGACCTCCTTCAGCATCTTCGCGAACTTGTTCAGCGGGTCCGACGTCTGCCCGTTGTGCATGATCAGCTGATCGCCCGCGATCTCGACCTTAACTTTCAAATAACCGGTACTCATGTCGCTCTCCTAGTCAGTTTGTGTGAATCAACCATGAAATCCTCGCCCGGCCAAACCTAGCCTTGCCGCGCCTTGCCACGCCAGAAGATCCTTGCCACGCCCAGCCACGCTAGGAAATCCCTGCCGAGCCTCGCCGAGCCCTGCCGCGCCGCGCCGCGCCTTGCCCTGCCGTGATGTCCACGCCTTACCCTGCCCTGCCCAACCCTACCGCGCCGCGCCGTGATATCCTCGCCTAACCTCACCTTGCCCCGCCTCGCCTCGCCTCGCCACGATGTCCCTGCCTAGCCATTGTCTATTCTCCTCGCTCGCGCGCTCTTGAGGGCCTGTTCAACGGTTATCTTTCGGAAGTTGGATTGCACCACCTCCGACTCCATCGTGCCCTGGGCGTATGCGTACCACACGCGGACAACTTGCTTTTTCCCGGCCTGGGCCTGCCGCGCTGGGCCGACCCGGTCAATAAACTGCTGCCACAGCTCGGCGTTCCAAGTGTAGCCATAGAGCATCACGTCGCGGCACGGCATGTGGAGGTTGAGGCCGTGGGCGCTCTGCTCGTGGAGCAGCAGCACGCGAATCTTTTTCGAGTTCCAGTCGTCCTCGTCCTTCTGGCCGTTATAGATCCGCGCCTTGATGCCGCGCTTCTTCAGGTGCTCCATGATCCTGGGCGCGTCGAACTTGAACCAGTACCCCAGGAGCAGCGGCTGCGGCTCGATCTGGTCCAGCACGTCGTCAAGGGTCTCCAGGCGCGCGTCGTGGACCCAGTGCGGCATCTGGTTGTCATCGTAGATGCTGCCGGCGCACAGCTGCAGCAGTTTGCTCGACTTGATCGCGGCGGTTCCGGCCTCTATCTGTTTGTCGTCAATCTCAAGGAAGAAGTCGCGCTCCATGTCAGAGTAGCGGGCCTTCGCCTCGGGCGGCAGCTCGAACGGCACCGGTATGATCTGCGGCTTCTCTATCGGCAGCCAATCCTCCGCGCGGAACGCGATCAGCCGGTCCGCCACCTTCTCGTGGATGGTCTCGTCAGCGCGGTGCTGCAAGCTGATCCGCCTCGTGTACCGGTCCTCCAACAAGTATGCTTCGGAAAACGCTGTGTACGATCTCTTCAGTCTCTCGCCGAAGTCGATGAACCACATCTGCCCCCACAAGTCTTGAAGTCCATTCGGCGTCGGTGTACCAGTCAAATTCCACCAGCGTTCCGTAAACTTCGCGATAGACGACAAGGCTTGCGCCCGCTCGGTACCACCGTGCAGACGGAAGCCCTTCAGCCTCGAACTCTCGTCGGCGACCACAATCCGATACGGCCACGTGCCCGAACGGAAGAACGATACGAGCCACGGCACCAATTCGTAGTTCACGATGTAGATGTCGGCGCGCATCCTCGCCAAGATGGACGCGCGCTCGCTCGGGCTCCCCGTAATTCGTTGCACACTCAGTCCATGAAACGTCTGCCACTTGTCACGCTCCCCGGTCCACACCACGTCGGCGACGCGCTTGGGCGCGAGCACGAGGGCGGGAAAGTAGTTCGAGCCGAGTAACTTCAAGAGGTCCAAAGCCAATAAAACCGTACCGGTCTTCCCCAGCCCTGGGTCGGCCACGAGCATACACCTCGGGTGCTCGATCAAGTATTCCGCGCCGATCAGTTGATATGGTCGCGGCGCGAAGGGCGTACTCGATGACCCACTCGATCTCAAGATCATCGCGCGCCACCCACACGTCGAGCCCGCGGTCCCGCCAGTACTTGTGCCTTCGTAGCTGGTGAGGTTCGGGATCGGCGTCCGGCGCCCATTTGGTCTCTACCATGCAATGGTAGCCCCATGGGAACGACAGCACGCAGTCCGGCTCCCCACGTAAGGCACCTCGATAGATTTCGCACGCGCCGCCTACCTGCTCAGTCCGCCACTTCAATCGATTTCGAACCGGTGTCTCCCGCCTCATGCTTCACCACCTGTAGCCGTACCCCGGCAACCATCTGGCCGAACGTCTTCGACGCTATGATAAACATCTCAGCCTCGTTCCGATCATAGAACGTGCAGACCCACACGTCGTTCCCGTCCTTGCTGTCCGCGTCGCACCCGAACACGCCGCTGAACATCACCGGCACGCCGATGGGATGTTTATATTCCATTGGCCGGATGATCAGGGTGCGCGGCATGACGCCGACGGTCGGTACCGTAGCGGCCTGCTCGGCCGCGAAGTCTGTCTTATCTTTCTCGCTCACTGTACACCTCGTAGTACTAACATCGATCCAACATCCGCGAGCGCGCAGCCGGCAAAGAGCACAGCGAACGGCCAACGGCCCGTATAAATGAATCCGCCGGCGCACACCACGTTCAGCAGCGCCTTGGCGCCAACTACCCAGATCATCACTCGCACCGCCAGCGCTCTCGCCCGGTTAGTGGTCGGTCAGGTAGTACACGCTTCATCGTTTTCCGAACCTCTCGTGAACCCACGAGTCCACAGCTATAGGCAAGTCTGATGCCCACGCCGGCCGCGTCGTCATCACCTTCACCAACCGCTCTTTTGAGTAAGAGCCTTTGGGCACGTCGAGGCATACCTCGTCATGGACGTGAAGCGCTATGGCAGTCCGCTCGTGGAGCGGCAACGTATCGAGGTACGCCTTGATCGCCGGCACGGTGAGTGTGTCCGCGTGTAGGCGCCGCATAGCGGCTCTGAGTACGTCCGCGGCAATGGCTTGAACCATGTTTTCCACGAACAGGCCGCTCCACGCTCTCTCGCGTCGCCAGCCACGCCCGCGTGCGGTCGCATAGGTCATGTACGAACTTGTCCACGGCTCACCTCCGTCGGGGTCAATGATCGACTCGGTCTTCAGCTCCGGGTTCGCGTACAGCAACCTGCGCCCGCTCGGCAGCTCGATCACGAGGAACGTGCCCGTGCAGAAGATCTTGCACCGGCCGACGTTGTAGACCGCGTCGTCCGGGGACATGATGGCGTTCTTCACCGCGACGTCCACGTCCTTGCGCAGCCGGTCGATGGCGGCGTTGGTCGTGCGGTACGCCTGCTTCAGGACGTCGCACGCCATGTACACGACCCGCTCCAGCCCGAAGTCCTCGCCCCGCAGGAACGCCCGCCGCCACGCCTTCTCCGCCTTCCACAGCTGCTCCGGCGTCGCCGTCGGCAGCACCAGATCCGCGAGCGGGTCGAGGTCGAGCTGGTACGTGATCGCCATGTTGACCAGCGCGCTCACGCCGCCGCCGAACCCGAACGCCAGGATCATCACCTTGCCCATCTGGCGCTCGGTCTCGTTCACGTCCTTCGGGTCCTTGCCCAGGATCTTCCCGGCAAGGATGCAGTAGACGTCCTTGGCCGGGTCCCCGTGGGAGGCGAACGACGCCTCGAACTGCGCGAGCTGCGCGGTCTCGCCGGCGATCCAGGCCGTGACCACCGACTCGATGTTCTTGAAGTCGCCCGCCATCAGCTGGCCGGCCTTCGAGATGATCACGTGCCGCATCGCGAGCGAGCACGCCTCGTACGGGCCGCCGTAGATCAGGGGCTCGTTCAGTGCGGCGTTGGAGTAGATGCCGGGGATGATGACATCATCGATATATGCTGCCTTAACTGGCTGCAGCTCAATCCGTCCCGCATGTGCGTGAGTGTCGGGTCGTCGGACACGGAGAGTCGGGCGAGCCATGTTATGCGGCTGGAACCCGCGCCCGCTGTGACGGCCCGTACGCCCCGCACCGTTCCACCGGCACCAATGGCGGATGCAGTCTTCGGGGCCAACCAGACCCAGTCCCCGCTTGTACTTCGAACCAGCACTTCGACCGGCTTCGAGTCGCTGTTCGAGAAGCAGTCGAGTAGTTGGGTCAAGGTCGTCATGCTCTAACCATTCCGTAACTTCAGAGGCGCGCAGCGACTCGATGTTGATCTTGCTGTGCTCTCGGAGCCACTGGAGGAGTCGGTCACGCTGAGTAGCAGCGTGCACGGCCCCGCCGGTCGCGCCTGATATTTTAAGGTCGCTCTCAATCTTCGCTCGGCTAAGAAATCCGACAGCTGCTTTCGCGAGCGGCTTATCGAAGCCGAATCCCCGGCCGTTAACGAGCTGATCCAGCCACCAGTCGCGCAGAGTGTCATCCCGATAGTTCGAAGTCGGGAGGGCTCTATCGATGGCCCGTAGAGTTTCAGTGTCGCGAAGTGCGTACTCACAAAACTTCTTCCAATCATCGGGACGCTCCCAGGGTTCAATGAACTTGTCACTAGCGCGCTGCGGGATGCAGAACGTGTCGATCAGCTTGTAGTCATCACCGGTCAGCTTGCGCAGGTGCTCCGGCAGGTTGCATACGGCGCCCAGCGACTCCAGCGAGCCGGGCAGCGCGTGTGCGTTCGCCTTCGCCATCGTGCACTGAAAACGTTCCACCGGAACATTGATATTCAAACACCGTAGTAAAATCAATCTATCAAACGCTGAATTATGCGCCACCAGCACTACTTCTGGATCTTGCGTCGCCGCCCAGAAATCCTCTGGGGGTATCGTATCTTTCCATGGCTCCCAGATCTTCGCTGGGCCCTCCTCGAAGGCGTAGGTAACTATGAGGCATTCGGCATTTCGAGTGTACAGGTCCGTGCCGTCGGATATATCGACACGACTTCTCGTCTCAGTATCAACGAAGAGACGTCTAACGGCCACGCAGATACTCCACGAGGCGCGAAGCGATGACGATGCTGTCCTTCATCAGGCCCAACGTGGTGTTGCAGTTGCTGCAAAGCCAACCGCGAAATGTGTTAGTCAGATGATCGTGATCCAAATGGAGTGCGCGCTTCCCCGGCGGGGAACCGCATACCTCACATCGTTCTGGGCAGGGGCGTGTGGGTTCAGGCATGCCGGCGTAGCGGCGGCGTAAAGAGCGCGATCTGTCGCGGTTACGTTGATGCCACTTTCGCTGCAGCTCGCGCGCATGCGGCCTGTCCAGCCTACCGCGCATGGCGCTGTTGCTGATGCCTAGCGCGCGAGCGGCGGCTCGAATGGACGGATACTCCATTCCGTTGTAATTAAGAGGCCGAGGCTTCAAAGGCTAATCTGCTCCGCCATCTTTCTCGCCCACGACCGGAACGCCAGCTCCGGCGTCATTCCGTGACCCACCATCAGCGGGCGCGCTCCCCACCCCGACAGCTGGCACGTCCACTGCGGCACTCCCGGCAGCTTTCGGATCACCGGCTTCGGGCGAAGGGAAGGGAACTGCCGCCGCTCCCGGTGGGGCCACGAGCTTTGCGTAGTCATTCAGCACCCCTGGCGGGACTTCCGAATCATGTTCATGCGATCCACGAGATCAAACATCCCGCGCTGCGCGAAGAAGCGCGTCATGCTCTTGCGCTGGATCCGCAGGTATCGCGCGATCTGCCGGTTCATGAGGCCGCGCACGGGCTCGTACCCCAGCGCGCCCCACTTCGGAATCTGCTCAGTCATGTTGACTCCTGAAAAAGAGGGGCGCGCTGCCTCATTGCGGAGACATCGTAGGCTATGCCCGTTGGGTACTCATTCCCCGACGCGCCCTCGCGTAGGTACGCCTCTTAAACCAGACTCTCGCCGCCCGTGCTCTGGCTCGGTGCCGGCTTGTCGGCGTCGCCGACCGTCAGACCGAACTCCTTGCCGCTCGACACGACCGCGTTCGAAAGACGCGGGCCGTGGCCGGCGAACTGCACGCCAAGGACGCTGCAACCGATGCCGGCGCCGTTGAAGTCGTAGCCGTAGAACTGCAGGTGCACGTTGGCCTTGCACCCCGCGTACGGCCACACATCATCGGCCGGTGTCAGCACCGCGGCGCTCCCGCGGTTCTGCACGTTCACGCCGTTGACGGTCGCCAAGATCGTGGGCTGGGTCTCGTTGCCGGCGCTGAGGTACAGCTTCCCGGCGTAGTGCGGCTTGCCCGCACGGTACTGGTCCCCGCGCTGCAGACAGAAGCGCTGGTTGTTGCCCTTGATCATGGCTAAGACCTGGTCGGCCTTCTCGCTGAACCGCTTCACGGCCGCAGCGCGAATCACCCCGATCAGTTCCTTGAACTGCGGGTGCGTCTCGCCGAAGATCGCGTCGATGTGGTACTTGTCCGGCTTCGCCTGGCCGGTGCGTGTGTCGATCTGCGGCTGCTTGCTCTTGAACGGGGTCGCGAGCGAAACACGATCCAACAGCACGTCATTCAGAACTATCTCTACCTTGTCACTCATTTAAGTCTCCGGTTTACTTGCTTCGAATTTTCGCGCCGTTACGCCAGCCGGGCTGGGCGTGGCAGCGCTCTACGAACCGCGCCTCGGTCGGCGCGTCCTTCTCTAATCGCCGGCCGCCGTTGGGATCTTTCACCCAGCGCGTGCTCGACGGTTGTCTTCGAGCTGAAGCGCTCGGCGCCCTTGCGCCAGCGACTGTTCATTTTCACTTTAGCCATCGGACGTCTCGTCAGCACCTCTAAAGTCTTGTGATGGATTGCAGAAACCAGAATGAAGCGCAGTTCGTGCTATATCCCGCAAACTTCCTCCTTCAAAGATAGCGGCGCTTACTGTAGTGAGCGGTGGGCTATGAACTATCCGCTCCAGCGCCGCGCGCAGCCGCACGTTCTCTCGGACTACGCCCAAATGCACCTTGAGATGTGTATCCAGCTCCTCAGTCAGCCGCTCAATCTCGCCAACCAGCGCATACGGACTGTCGTGCACGGTGAACTGGTGATTTGAGGTCAGTGCACCGTTTCTGGTGGCTACGGTGCCAGAGCCAGCGGCCTCCGATGTCCCAGCATCGCCGCCTTTGGACTGGTTATGCTTGGTCACGTATTTTCCTTCACGGCCGCTCGTGCCTTATCCAACCAAGGCGGAACGTCGTACCTATGCACGTTGTCGTTTCCGAACACGCGCAGGCTCTCGACTAGCTGTATCCCTCCCCGCAGCAAACGTTCCAAGTTCTCGATCTTATCTGCAGCCGCACCGAACAAGTCTTCGGCCGCGATCTTCGTGACCTTATGCGGCAAATTTTCCAGATCGCGAAGCTGTGCAACAAGATCCGATGTCCGCTGCTCGCTCATGCCAGTGCGTCCATTATCTTCCCCAAAAAGGCCGTCCCCTTTTTATGCGCCTCATCCATCAAATAGCCTCCAAAGTTCATGTGGTCTCCTTGTCGAACGCTTCGCTGCCGTCTTCGCCGGCGGCGCCTTGGGGGACGAGCCGCCACGGCGCCTCGCTCTGCGTGACGAGATTCGCCAGCGGCTCGTACCCCTTCTTCAGCAAGCGCTCGGCCTGGGTCGGTGAGATTGGCACGCGAGGCTCGAACGCCTTCTCTGCCAAGGCCAGCTCTAAGACGCTGGCGGCGTGTGCCGGGTCAACCCACTTGCGCTTGCCCTTGTTCCCCTTGACCAACTTCCACCCCTCGATCTGTGTGCCGCGGGTCGCGCGCGCCAGCGCCTCCGCCTCGTAGTCCGCGAGCGCGCCCTTGATCGTGCGCCCGTTGGTTAGGAGCTGCCCCAGCACCGCGTCCGTGACGCTGTGCGCTTGGATGACGGGCTGGAAGAGCGACCCGATGTAGCGGGCGCGCTCGACGCACTTGCCGCGCACCGGGCAGAACGTGCACTGCTCAGGGCCCGCGCGCAGGTGCTGCGTGTCATCGAACGCCACCGTGCCGTGGTACAGGTCGTACGCTAGCTTCGCGGTCGGGCGGATCAGGTCCATGAAGTAGATCAGCTCATCGCGCGTGTAGGTCCACTCGTCGTAGTGGTGCATCTTCGGTTGGTGGATGCAGAACCGGAACGCCTGGAACTCGTCCACCAGCGAGTAGAGCATCATCGCGGCGCACAGGTAGATCAGGCCCTGCGTGTTGTCCTTGGCGTTGACGACGATGTAGCCGTCCTTGAAGTCGTGCACGGTCACGACGCCCTTGAGCAGCGTCCCGTCCTTGACTACCCCGCCCTCCGGGTAGAGCACGACCGTGTCGGCGTGCCCTTCCTGGTCAGGAAGGCCCATGACCGGCGTCGTGTCCAGGCGCGCCTCGTACAGGTGCGTCCCCGGCTCGCGCTTGATCGCGGTCACGTACTGGCGCACGCGGTTCAGGCGCTCCTCGTCCACGGTGAACTTGAAGGGTGGGTTATCGCCGAACGTCATCTCCTTGCCGAGCCACGCGTCGAGGTCGAGGTCGGGATGCGAGAGCGCCCACTCGCCGAGCCAGTGCGAGCACGTGCCGGAGGCGTTGTACTCCGCGTCGAGCGTCGGCACGCCCTTCGACATGTAGAGCGCACCCGCGCACCGCAGCCAGCGCGCGGAGTCGCTCGGGGCCAAGATGGAATGGCTACCGGCCACCGTCTACCTTCGGTAGCTGACACTTCGCGACGAGCGCGCGCTTCACGGACTCAAGGTCCGGGTGATCGATCCAGGTTCCTTCAGGCGTAGCCGGCGAGGGCGGCGCCTTCAGCTGCGAGCCGGTGAACTGCGTCGCGCGAACGATGCGCGGGCCGCGCTTGTTCCAGAATCCGCGGAGACTCATGCGGCTCTCCATTGACGTAACAGCTTCGAGCGCCTTCTAGCGTCGGCGATGACGTGGTTGTCCGTCCTAGTCTTCTCAACGTGTTCAAGCTCGGTCAGCGGCTGCAGATTTTTTACGCAGTGGCGGCCGCCAAGCCTCAACGGGATCTTGTGATCGACATCGTGACCGCAGAGCACAGCGCTGTTGAAGATGGCTTGGAATTGTTCATTGGTACAACAACCGCATCGCTGTTGAAGTTTCATGGCGCGACGCTTAGCTTCGTTTGCTCTTCCCTTCTCCGGGTGCGCCTTGGCCCAAGCCAAGTACCGCGCCAGCGCTCTCTCCGGGTGCGCCTTATCCCAAGCGGCGGCGCGTCGTCGCACTATCTCTCGGTGCGCTGCGGCCCAAGCCCGATGACTTTTGCGCCGTTTCTCCGGGTCTCTCATCGTCTGATCTCTTCTTGCAGGTCGGATATGGCCTGTTTGATTGAACGCGGAGGATCATACGCATACAGTGGCGCGACGAGCCGCGCGGCGGTGGACACCAGCAGCTTGGCGCGGTAGTTGCGGTCGATCCGCGGGCCCAGCTGGGCCTTGTACTCGGCGACGTGCGCCTTCAGCTCCTCGGTGTAGCGGAACTCGGGGTCGCTGAGGTAGAACTTCCACCACAGGTTGGTCAGCATCTCGGGCGAGCCGAGCGCGCGCGAGCCCTCGCCAGTGATCTGTCGGCGCTGGTGCACGGCCTCGTGCGCCAGCAGCGCCGGCGGGATCGGGTTGCCGGTGGGGTTGTAGATGTGCTCGCCGTACGCGAAGATCACGCCGGGCTTGCCCGCGTCAGGGAACGCAGCCAGGATCTGGTCGAAGTTGGGCGGTCGCTCGACGATGATCACATAGGCTCCAGGTTACAGCATAAAGAAACGGTCGGCCTCGGGGTCTTCGTTGGGGACTCGAACCCTAACCCGCACCAGCGGTAAGACCCCGGAGCCAGACTCGGTTAGACCAGGGACGCCTGCGCGGCCGCGGCGTCGATGGCGGCCTTCTTCTCTTCCAAGGCGTCGATGGCCGCCTGGAACTGCTCCGGCTTCAGCTCGGAGGCGTTCGCGACCTTGAACGTGCCGAGGATGTCCACGGCCGCCTGCCGGTTGATGCCGGCGAGGGCGAGCACGGCCTTCTTCAGGGTCTCGAAGGCGGGGTAGGTCGGCGGCGCCGGCGGCGCGGCAGCGGGAGCAGCGGCGGGAGCCGTCGCAGCGGCAGCGGCTGGTGTTGCGGCCGGCGCGGCCGATTCGGTGGCCGCCACGACCTTCTTCACGGTCGCCTTGGCGGCAGATTTGACGGCGGCGAGGTCGGCCTTGAGGTCGGCGACGACGGCCGCAACTTCCTCGCGAATGATCGCGCGGAGGTGTGCTTCGAAACTCATTGGTTACGGTCTCCTGGGAGCGACATGCCCCTCATGGTTAGGGTGGTCACAAAGGGCAGCCGGTGTCAAGCGCTACTCGACGGGCGTGTCGGCATAGCCCCGCATCGACTCCTCGAACGCCTGCTCCAGGGGGTCCCCGGCGCCCCCGGCCTCGTTGTGCTCGATGCGCCGGTCCCGAAGGTAGCGTTGCTCGGCGGCCAGGATGGCGCGCTTCTCGGCCAGGGGTAGGGCGTCAAGGTGCTGTCGGAAGGTCGTCATTTATTCGTTCCTGTTGGATGATGAGGTAGCTGGGGTTGAGCATCGCGCGCCCGCGCACCGCGGACATGTAGCTCGGGTAGGCGTAGGGCTGCCCGTTGGGCTGCAGGACGACATCGCCCCCGCGCGTGCGTAGGATGTACCGGTACTCTTTCATGGGCGCCAAAACTTGCCGGTCTCGTTCAGACTCTCCAGCCGCAGGCGCTGCGCCTCCGTGAGGGGCGTGGGCGTCTCTAAGGTGACGTGCTCGTGTACGCCGTCCTTGGCGGCAGGGTCCGGCTCGTAGGTGGTCGTGACGATCTGCACGGCGCGTCCGTGCGCGACGATGACGCGCGCGGTCATGCACCCCTCCACGCCATCCGGCCGCAGAAGCGCGCGGCGCGGGCGAGCACGTAGCGCTCGCTTTGGCGCTCGTAGGACTGGCCGCGCACTTTGCGGGCGAGGGTGATGTACTGCCCGGCCTTCTTGCGCCACGTGCGGCAGTTCTGCTTGGCGGGCGTAGAGTTGGCGTCGGTGTAGGTCATGGGCGCACCTTGCAAGGAACGTCGGCCATCGCGGCGATGCCGCAAATACACTGTTTAAACAGATGGTCGCAACAGCCAACCGGGCACCAGTCGTTACCGCGTAAACACGGCTGCACTCGGCGGGTTTCCCGTTCGCGCTTCAGGCGCATGGCTCCCTCGTGAGCGCAGAACTGACAGACGTCGGCGTAGGCGTCGTGCGGACAGAGGCTCATGGCTTGCCTCCTCGGATCAGGGTGAACGCCGCGCGCCGCTCCTGGGGGCCGGCGATGCGCGGGGCCTGGGCGAACTTCAGGTCGTAGCCTTTGAACTTGGGTGCGGCCACGAAGCCGCTGACCGGGTCCACGCGGTGGTAGTCGCCGAAGCTCTCGAGCTGCGCGGCGGTGCGGGTGGCGGCGAAGCGCGCCTCCGCGACCTCGGCCATCCGGGCGGCAGCTTGGGGCCGCGCCTCGAAGGACACAGAGAACGGGACGCCGTCCTTGCTGGTAACGATGATGGTAGTAATCATTCTCAGGCTCCTATCAGATCAAGGTTCCGGTTCAAGTGAACCGGGGTCGCTTTCGGGTACTGCCTCGAAAGTGACCACAGTATATCAGACGGCTCGACGCCGTTCAAGTACACGTACCGGTACTTCGGCTCGATGGGCACGAACTGCACCCCGTTCTCGCGGGCCCACTGCCGCGGGCTCGTGATGCCGCGGGCGGCGAGCGTGCGCGGATGCACGCGCTTGCCATCGATCAGGTACTCGGAGTCGTGGGGCCGGCTCTCGCCGGCGAACCAAAAGTTCGTGGCCTGGTACACGAAGCCGACGTGCGCCTGACCGCGGTCAGCGAACGAGACGCAGATGAACGGGCGCGGCAGCAGGCGTAGCGCGCGGCCGATCAGTCGGCTCGCGGCGTTCTTCTCGTGCGTCGTGATCGCGAGCCGGTTCAGCTCCCACACGATGTCCCTATTATTGGGCGCCACGCTGCGCGCTACCTGCGGCGACGACGGGCGCCCGAACGTAACTACACCCACCAACTTATCGGCAGCGAAGAGACCGAACGCGAAGCTCGCGTTGGCCGCCCGCCCGGAGTAGTGGTGAGCGATGATAAACGGCGCGCTCTCCCGCGCCGTTATCGGTTGGACGTGGAGCGGAGGGGTCGGAATTGAACCGCCACCCGCGGTTGGTACCGCGTGTTCTTGCCGTTGAACTACCTCCGCGTTCATCAGACCTTTTCCCGTAGCGCCGCGATCTTATCGGCGGCCTGCTTGATGATGCGGTACGCTTCGGCCGCGTTCTCGCCGCCTTGGTTGTACGCCGGGACGTACTCAAGAACGTCCGTCAGGCGGTTCCACAGTTCATCGAAGCTCGCGTAATCCATTTCCATCCTCGGTCTCCCAGGTGGACCATCCACCTACTGAAGAGAGTGTACCATAGCCGAAAACCGAAAACCATGACCTACGTCACACTTTGAGCGGATTTCCATAGGGTCGGGTCTACCAAGGGCTCGATTTGACGTAATACCAAGGGCCCGCCCGGCCGCGCCAGGGGCCGCAGGCGCCGCCCGTCCTGGGCCCCCGTCCGGGTGAGGGTGGCGCCCCAGGCGAGCCGGCCTGCGTAGCGAGGGTTCGCCAGGATCCTCTTTACAGCATTGTGGTGCCAGCGGGGCCCTCGGGGGCCGGGTATCCCCTCCCGGTTCAGGGTCCGTGCGATCTCGGCAGGCCGCGCGCCTCCGGCAGCCGTGGCGTAGATCCGGCGGACCACGCCCGCCTCGCCCGGCCCGTAGCCGTAGCACTTGCCGCCCGTAGGTTTGCCGGCGAGCGCCCGCCCCTCCATGCCGCGGCGGGTGCGGTAACTGATCTGCTTGCGGTACGCGGCCGCCATAGACCCCATCACGGCCCCTAAGATCTCCGCGGAGTCTTGGCGGGTGTCCAGGTCGCGCGTCACGACGTGCACGCCGATGTCGGACAATTCCGCGAGCCGCGGAGACTGCTCGGCCATGTTACGCCAGAGCCGCGACGTGTCTTCAGCCAGAATCACCTCGAAGGCGCCGGCTCGCGCGGCCGCAAGGCACGCCTGATACCCAGGGCGGGCAGTCTTGCCTCCAGAGATAGCTCGGTCCTCGAACCGTGCTACTACCTCGAACTCGCGAGCGAGCTGCTGGCAAACACGAAACTGATCCTCGATAGAGGATTCGCTCTGCCGGTCCATCGAGTAGCGCGCGTAAATCGCGGCCTTCATATTGGTCATCGATGCTCTCCTCACGTTGTTTGTCGGTGCTGAACCTGGCGTAGATGGCGGCCCGTGTGCGCGGCGGCTCTACTTGCAAAGAGTTTGATCGCATCGAAGGTACCTCCGTATGTCCACCCAGCCGACGATGTGCCCTATGGTCAGGAACAGTTTCCGGCCGCTCTCGAAGTCTATCTCCTCATCGTCGCGGTCGTCAACTCCCGGCGCGTATCGGTGGATGTTGCCGTTGCACATCTCCAGCATGTAGCCGATGGTGTGGAAACCGTCGTTGGTCTGCACGTCCCCGAACGAGAAGAACGGCGCGAGGCCGCTGTTGTGCTTGTTGCAGATGTGGACGTGGTAGTCCGCGACCCGCGTCAGCCCCTCCGGGGCCGGGTCCGCCAGCTCCGGTATGTCGAGGCTGAACGGGCGGTCGCTCGTGTACGGGCCGGAGTAGAGGTAGATCTCGCGGCCGTCCACCTTGTAGATCGCGCCGCCGCACTCGCGGGTGTTGCGGCTGCAGTCGGCTGCGTCGATGAGCCCGTTCTTCGCGGCCTCATCGATGGACGCGTACGGCCAGCCGTGGATGACGACCGTGGCGACAGCTGCTACGAGCGCGTTCATTTCCGCTCCGACAAACACTCGCCCGCCGTCCCAATAGCCCACAAAAGGGCTAGAATCACCGCGCCGCCCATGGTAGCCGCTCCAAACGCCGTAGCGAGGTGCGGGACGGTAAAGAGAAGATAGATGATCCCACCGAGCGCCGGCAGCCCGATGAGCGCGAGAATCGAAAAAGCGATGAAGCATTTCATGTCTCAACCTCCTGGATCCAAACATGATTCTAGCCACTCCTTGTCGTTGGCGTCGTCAAGCTCGTTCAGCGCCACGGTGTACCCATCCAGCGCGCGCTTCAGTGCGTCGCGTAGCTCAATCGGGCTACCGCTGTGCCGCTCGATGTTTCGCAGCTCAAGTATCAGCTTCGGGTGGTTCACAGTTGCTCCTTCCTGATGCCGGCAGCCTCGAACTGGGTGTAGGTGATCAGCAGCTGGTCGAGCGCGCGCAGCAGCGCGTCGTCCTCGATGGTGTACATCTCGCCGGAGACCGCGTTAGACATGATCTGGCCCAGCCGCAGCATCGGGTACCGCTCCGCCAGATCCTCCAGCTTGCGGATCGCCGCCGCTCGGATCTCGGGGCTGCGGTGCAGCCTGTCGTAGTCGCTCTGCCTGCTCATAACGGTCTCCGTAGTACTTGTGGCGCTGGCGGACCAGCTCCTGGTGGTGCGCGTGCTGGCGCGGGTAGCCCGGCCCGATGTTGGCGAGCACCGCGAGCTGGTCGCGCGCATCGTGCGCGTGCGCGATACGCTTCGCGCGGTTGATGCCGATGTTGAAGGACTTGCCGCCCTTGCGGCTCGGGTATAAGACCCTCATTTTCTGGCCTCCTTGATGGCCGCGATCCACGGTTGTAATTGCGTCTCGGTGGAAGTACCCCACCAGTCCTGCCACTCAGTGTAGTGCCACACATATATGTCGGCGGCGTTCAGCGCGTTGGTGAGCGTGCTTTGGTACTGCGCCGTGTCTGTGATCGGCGTCCACGTGTTCGTGACCTTGTTGGCCCGCTCCTTGTCGAAGGTCGAGAAAGAGATATTCACCTTCTCAGGCCACACCCCAGCGAGGGCCGTGTCCATGAACGGGCAGATGCTCGGCGTCGCAATCGTACTGCGCCGCCACTCCCGCGCAAAGCCAAAGTCCTGCGCCGTGCGGTAGTCGTACGCCTCCCCGCCGTCCACCGCGACGCCCGTGGCCGCGCCCTCGATCATGCCCGCCGCGAACCCGCCGCGCAGGTACGCGTCCGAGCCCCACTCGCTCTCGGCCTGATCCCACGCCGTGCAGCCCTCCTGCGGTCCGTGGGCTATTATCACGACGATGCCGGGGAAGCCGGCCTCAAGGGCCTGCATGAGCGCGCGTCCGCGCGCTCGCGCGGTCAGTACGGCCTGATCGAGCGGCCACGACGCCTGCGTCTGGCCCGCGAGAGTGAGCTGGTCGGCGTACATCCAGTAGGGCATCCCGTCGTTCTCGTTCTCGAAGAAGATGCCCTTGAAGCCCGCGTCGTGCACGGCCTGCGCGTAGTTGGTGACGCTCGCCAGAGCGCGCGCCCAGCCGGCGTCGTCGTTCAGCGCCGGGACCGCGCCCTCGAAGTCGATCTTCATAAAGTTGGCCGTGAACTTCTTGAAGATGCCAATGACCGGCGCGAGTTTTTGCGTAGCCTCGGCGTACGTCACGTCGAGCGCGAATACGTTCCGGCCCAGGTACTCGTTGATTACCATACCGTCGAAGGGCCGCGTCTCGATCCACGCGACGTGCGCCGCCACGTAGGCGGGGTCCGCGTTGAGCGCGGTGTACTCGATAAGGATCTTGCCCGCGTTGGACGCCGCCGGAGCTGCCGTAGCGGCGGGCGCAGGCGTCGTGGTGACGGCGGGGCCGCCGCAACCGAACAGGCTAAGGATCACGCAACACAACAAGCTAGTTTTCATCAGCGCCCCCGGAACAGGTCGATAAGATCGCCCACTATGGGCAGGAGGGCCACAACGAGAATAATGATGCCGATCATGACCGCCCCCGGCTCAGGTAGGCGACCGAGTACCGGCCCTGCACTTCGTCAGTACAGACTTCGCAGGCGTCTGCGTCGTACAGCGTCACTAGGAACCAAGGGGCGATGCGTTTGTTCATAGGGCCTCCGATTCAGTGAGGCTAGTAGAACACACCCGGCGCCAGAAGTCGAGAACTACGTCACACTTTGCGAAGGTACTCGATTGCGCGCTGTAGGCCCGGAATGTTGTCACCGAGCTTGCCGAGCCTGGTGTTGCAGGTTCGACATAACCATCCCCGAAAACGGCCCGTGACGTGGTCGTGATCCAGACACATCGCGCGCCGGCCGCAACCAAGTTCACATAATTCCGGCTTCGGGCGGGTGGGCCCAAGTTTCGCGTATCGACGCGCCAGGATTCGGGCCCGCTTAGCTGGGTCAGCGTGATATCGTGCGCGCTCTTGTGCGTTGACCTGAAGTCTACGGGGTGCGCGGAGCGCCGCCTGACGCGCCCTGTATGCCGCGTCAGCCTTGTGCCGAGACAATCAGTGCCCATCCACCGCGGACGCAGCGGTCGCCGCGTCAGCCTCCTTGCGCTTCGCCTCGGCGGCGTCGTACTCGTCCGCACGCCGTAGCGCGTACTCGGCCGCGCGGTACAGGTCGAGCGTGCCGATCACGTTCAGCATGAACGCGTTCGGGTGCGCGTTGACGCTCAGGCCCGGCGTCTGGCTCGTCTCGATGCTCTGCTTGAACGCGAGCGCTACCGCGATTGCTTTCGGGTTGGTCATCAGTGTCCGCTCCTCTTGATTGCCTTTCGGTCGTTCGCGTGGAAGTTCGTCTGCGTAGCGCTCAGCTGGAACTGCGCCGGCGCGCCGCACTTCTCGCACTCGACGGTCGGTTTTCGGTCGGCCAGCGGCACGAACACCGCCGTGACGTGGTTGCACTGGCTGCACGCATATTCAAACACGCCCATAGGCTTTTCTCCATTCGCGAATATGATGTTGGTCCCGCGCCGTTTTCGCGCGATGGGCGGCGGGTGAAAGAATCTGCAGATTCTTCAAACAGTGCGCGCCGCCCATAGCGAGCGGCGTGCGGTGATCTACTTCAGCGCTCAGAAGCTGCGCGGCTTTATACCGAACGCCGCTGTGCCCGCGCTTACACGGACGGCCTTGGTACCGCGCCTCATCCATTAGCGCGCACTCGTTTCGCGATTGTGATCTTACGGCGTTCTGTCTTAAGAATTGCCGCCTTTATTTCGCGTTCTTTTATTTCCATGCGTGTTGGGATCTGCTCTCCGGGGAGGTAACCCTCAAAGTATTTGCAGCGCCAGCACGGGGGGCAGTCCTTGCCGTGCTCTGGCGGCATGTCCAGCTTCTCCAGCTCGCGGTCGATCTCCGACTCGACGGCGCCCTGCTCGTCGTAATTCTGCGCCCTAGGTGTTACGGCGCGCCGCAGTATGACGCCCTCGTGGGCGCCCGTGGGAATCTGGTCGCGCATGCGCGCCAACCGGCGACGCACCGTCGTCGCGTCCAGCTTCAGCCGCCCTGCGATGTAGTCGGGCCGCTCCTCGCCGTCCAGCTTCAGCTGCACGATGGCGCGATCTACCTCGTCCATGTTGTCCGCCAGCGCCCGCACCGCGTCGGCGAGGGTCGTATTGTACTCAGGGTCGTCGTCTGATCTCATCTCACTCACCAACTCTGCTCGGCTGCGCCGCTCGCCGCGCAACCAGCTCTTGTAGGCATCGCGGACGGCGCCAACGAACCACGTGTCGAGCGAGGTGACCAACGAGTAACTGTCCCGGTTCTCCCAGCACCACAACATCGCCATCGACAGCACATCCTCGCGCGCCCCCTTCGGCAGGCGCCGGATGAATCTGTTGGCCTTGCGTGATGCCCGTCCCAACTGCACCACGAAGATCTCTTTCGCGCTGGTCATTCATCGTCCTTCCCTATGAGGTCCGCGACCTGCGCCCGCGCGCGCTGTACTTCCTCGAAGATCTCGTCCATCTCTTTCTTGTGGGTGGCCTTCAGCATCGCGTTCGTGCCAGCGTACCACGCCTGCGTGCCGCGTATGCCTATGGCAGCGCCCGCGGCGAATATAAGCCAGCCGAGCGTCATCATGCCACACCCGCCGGGGGCGTCATGCCGCCGCGCTGCGCCTTCGCGTTGCGCCGCTCCACGCTCAGCTCGAAGTGCGTGCGCGCGGTCAGCACTATCGCGCAGATCTTCGCCTGCACGTCCTCGGGCAGGTCGTGCACGGACTTCATGTCCATCAGCTCCTTCAGACCCTCCCACAGCGCCTTGGACAGGAGCAGCTTGTTCGAGCAGTCCTGGCACAAGGCATCAAGGTCGGTGCGGCCTACGCCGGTCCACCGGTAGCTCAGGCCGAACTTGCGCGCGTGCAGCTGAATGAGCTGCGAGAGCGCGTCGCTGGTCGGTGCAAGTTCCGTCATCCAACCAACTCCGCGCGATTAAAATAGTGAAGCGCGAGCATTACTCCTTCGCGAGAGTCGCTAAGCGCACCGATACCCATATATTCCAAATGCTGAATGCGTTGCGCCTCAGTTCTTTTACGCGAGGTCTTCATGTATCCTCTTAAACTGCCACCGGATGCCGAGCGCGCAGTCGCCGGCGTGCACGAGCTTGTGGCCCGCGCCGATCTTATCGCGGCAGCTGCGCAGCCAGTACCCGATCTTCATGGTGCTGTTGGGCTCCGCGCAGCCGGCGCTGATCATCGCGTTGGTGATCGCGCCGTCCTGGTCGCCGATCCCGCCGGGCACCCGCGCCAAGTCTCCCGCCACGAACGGTCGCTCGCCGAACTGCGCCGCAAGCAGCTTGAACGCCGCCCGGATCGAGCGCGACTCGTCGTCCGTCTCGTGGTCCTGCGTGATCACAGGGTCGGGCAGCCCCAACCACACCAGCGGCTCGCGACAAAAGTGCGACCACTGCACGAAACTCGGCATCGGCACCGGCATCCCGGTTACGCCTTTGGCGGCATGGTACGCCTTTATGACGGTCAGGGCATCAATCAACAACTCCGCGCGGTTCGCCATCACGTACGCGCGCAGGTCGGGCAGCTTGAAGACGCGCTCCTTCATTCTTTCGGTATTCGCATCCATCCGAACCACAAGGCTCCGTCGTGCCAGATCAGACACAGGCGTAATGTTGTTGCCGGATCCAACGAGAACCATCTTGTTTGAAACTCCCAGGCTCTCGCTCTCCCCCAACTTACGATCCGTCCACGTAGAGCTGGTGATAAAAGCGCATAGCTCAGGCGAACGAACCTTGTGACCATCGGGAATGTTGTCAAACCAAAGCGAGCGGTCCCCAGCGAGTACTGCTGCGTAAAGGGCCTTGCGAATCTCATCGCCATCTCCTACCCACGCCCGAAGCGCCGGGTCACTGCCATGTACAATGCGTGCGGCCATCTCTTGGAGGAGGCCCTTGCCGGTGCCGGAGCTGGGGGCGTCGTAGAAGTACATGGGGCTGCAGTCGATGGCGAGGCGCGCGGCCTCCGTGAGTATATGAGATAGGAAAGCGGCTTCGCTGGCGGCCTCCTTCCAGGGAAATTGATCGAATACTCCACGAATGCGTCCGAGTGCGTCTCGCGCACAATCTCGATCAGGCGCTGTTGGGATGGCGGGGTAGGCGGCGCTTGGAACGTAAAGAACTCGCGTGCGATTATCGTATCCTGGCTTGTCACAGATGCTCCCATCAGGCCGAATGAACGGCGCGCGTGCGATTGCTTCGAGCGGCTTGATCTTTCTCCAACTGCCCAGGTTGAAGAGCGTGTTCGGGTGCTCGGCGGTCGGGTCCACGTTGTACCACGTCTGCTTCACGGGCGCGTACCGCTGCCAGTCCGCCTTCTTGCCCAGCTCCGTGCGCAACCACGCAGGCGTCGTACGAACCAACATCACCGCGTCGCTGCTGCGCCGGATCTCGCGGTCGTCGTGCCCTTGGTGCAGGCGCGTGAGGTGCGGGCCCTGTGAGTAGATCTCCGGCGCGATGATCTCTTCCAGCTGCGTGATGATGTGGCTGAACATACCCTCGATCAGTCTAATGATCGGCTTCGTGGGTGCGGGCGCGAGGACACTATCCGCCCCTGTCCCTGTATCGCCACCGTCAGGTCCGTCGGATCCGCCGGCGCCGTCAGCCTTCCCTCCCGCGCCAGCTGCTCCTTCGCCTGCTGCCGCGCTGTCTTCACCAGCTTGAGCACTATCGCTACCACCCGGTACCGGTCCGGTGACCAGCCCGAAGACAGACGGATCTGAACGTCGTCCCCAACCCTCACCCTTTGCAAGATTGAAGATGTGTCGGAAATCAGTGCGGGGGGTTTGCCGCGCGTGCTGCTCCCACCACGCCTCTGGAGCGCCGTCCGTAAATCCAGGGGCTTTTTTCGAGAGGTCGATGAAGAGTTGCCGCGCGGGGCGCGTGCCTTGGAGACTGAGTAACGCATAACCTACCTCACTCCAGCGGTCGTTGGATCCTAGTGTTGGAATCAGCGCGCGTATGGCGTCGAGCAGGCGCGGCCACTCCTCGTCGCTTATCTGTGTCAGGGTCTCCTGGTTCGACGTACCCTCCGAAGCCTGAGCAGTTTGGGTCGCGTTCGTCGAGGAGGGCTTCACAGCTGACCATTTCGCTTCGAGGATCTCCCATATCTGATTGACCTGAGCCAGCGTCAGCGTCGGCAGTGTCTCGGGTAATCCAGGTGACCACTGATAGCGGACGCCGCTGGGGTGGGTGCCGGCCGCGACTAGCTGTTGTCCATCTCCGAGCAACTCCAATAAGCCGCCCGTCATTTTTATTTGGCGTTTCTTCATACACGCTCCAAATAGGCGACGGCGCGATTCGCGGCCGCGACGGTATCACCGAGCATCCCGATGGCGTGATTACAGGTCGCGCATAACCAACCACGAAACTCACCAGTAAGATGGTCGTGATCGAGCGCCATAGACTTCTTGCCATTGGGTGGACCTCCACAACACTCGCATAAGGCGGGACATGGGCGGCTAGGGGCGGGGAGCGTGCGTCTGCGCACAGAGTCACGAACGCTAGTTCGACGCGCCTCTCGATATACCGGATCTGATCGATATCTCTGCGCTCGGGCGGCCTCGTAAGCGGTCTTGCAGGCTGCGCAAGACGCTTTGGTCTTTTCTCCGTGCGGACAGCAGGCTCGCGGTTTATATCCTAGCCGCTTGCGCTGATACTCTCGCATTTGATCTCGTGTGTACGTCATTCTTTCAGCCTAAATAACAAGAGGCACTTACCTGAATTTTCACGCCAGCGTTTTGGTAGCGGGCCTGTGGTAGCCTCAATCATGCGTACGATCTCTTCAGCCTTCTCCCGGTCTTCAACATCTATATCCAGAGCATACACACCGCTGATCGGGCCAGTCCTGATACAGATATTCAGGCGCCGGTCAGCCGTCCACAGCTGTATCTCGTTGCTTAGGATCGGCCGCTTCTGCCAATCAAGCAGGCCATGCGCCTCGCCAGCATGATTGTACTGACTGGGCAGTTTGCCGACTTTTCCAGCCAGCGCACTCCCCCTAACTACCTTGACGTCAGGGCCGGCCGGCACGCATGGAAGTAAATTTGATCCTAGCCCTAATACAAAGTCGAACCAAAACCACTCGTCCGCTGTCGCGCCGCGCTGTACATCGCTCATCCGAACCTCGTGCTGTTGAACTCAATCGGCACATTGTGCTGGCGCATCACGAACTCTTTTCGCCACTGCGCGCCCTCGTAGAACTTCAGGTCGTTCATCGCGTCTATGTGCCGCCGCACGTCCGTATCAATGCTTTTGGCGATGGCCTCAATTGCGGGCCGCAGTATGCGCGCCTCGAAATGGTCCAGCGACATCATCGCTTCGCGAGCGGTGAACCTGATGTCTACCCAAGTTTGCTTCGGCGCGACCAAGAGCTTCGGCGCGAGCGCCGCAATCGCAGCGGTGCCGGCGAGCAGCTTGAAGAAGTTACGTCTATTCATAGTCATCTTCGCGGGCCCATGGATCTGAGGGGTGCGCGACCTCGTAGGCGTCGCGTATCACCACCTGCTCAGCGAGCCGGCGCGCGGCCTTCTGCAGGTGCCGCCGCGCTAGCTTCAGCTCGGCGCTCATACCGTGAATATGGTAGCGAGCAGGAGCGTGGTACCGATGACCGAGTGCTTGGTGGCGTACGCGTACATGGACGCGAGAAAAAAGATTGCGGGGATCATTCTTCATCTCCGTAGAAATGCGTTTCGTGCCAATAGTGCATGGCGCTCGTGTTCACGCACGCGTAGTGACCGCTCACATCCTGCAGCAGCACGCCCTTGGCTAGCGCACACAGGTTCTGGTCATGTCTGAGCATGTTGAAGTGTTGCGGGGGTGTGACACCGATGAACACTAGCGTGAGTACGAAAGTAACTACCGCGCCCGCAAGCGCCCCCACCACAAAGTCCTCGCCGGGGCTCATACCGGCGCCTCCTTGATTTTCACTTCAACGCGCGCGTTCTCCGCCTTCGCGGGCACGAGCACAAACTGCACGCCCAGCTTCTCCAGGGCCTGCACGATCTGTGTCAGCAGCTCAGGCAGCGTGGTGTCGTGTACCTGCTCGTAGTAGCCCTGGAAGCCCGCGTACCGCGTGCGCCACTCCTCCACGCGCAACGGAAACTGCGTTTGCCCCTCCTGCCCAATTTGGTATGAGCCGCGCACCAGCTGCAGCGGCGGCCTAGAAAATGTAGGGTCTTCTGACACGCGCTTTCTCCTGATGAACTTGGTTGCGTACTCTTGAAAGGAAAATCTCATGTGTAGGCTTTGACCGCCCACATCACGGCCTGCTCCAGGTTGGTCATCGCGAGCGCGATATGGCGCAGCTGGTCGGGGTCGTGGCTCGTGCCGCGCTCGCTCTCGATCAGCAGCTGCAGGGCCTGCGCGGTATCCTTGATCTTCTCTACGTGTTCTAGCTGGTGCGGCGACAGCGCGCGGTATACTTTGCGGAATGTGCTCACGGGGATCTCCTGGGTTGAGTTTATGCAGACGCTGCAGCGCTGGTCCGTGCCGCCGCTGAACCAAAATTAAACAGCTGCTCACACTGGCGGGGCCTTCTGCCCCAGCGTGCGCTTGATCGCGCGCTTGTGGATTGACTGATCGAAGGCCGCACTGAACGTGTCCAGCTGCGGGTACATACCGAAGAGTGAGCGCAGCTGGCACATGCTCATGGGGGTCTCGTACAGCTCCTGCAGGTCCTGCGCGATAGCGGAGCGCTGCGACTCGGTCCAGTCAGCGAACACGTAGCGTAAGGCGCCCAGGCATATAGCGCAGGAGGCTGGGCCGCCGCAGCTCACCTGCTTGTTGAGCCTGAAGTCGCGTATGAGTCCGGCCAGCGCTAGCGTTGATCCGAACATGGCTCACATCCTCTTGAATGAG